TAACAGGCTTTAAACGTGCCGAAGTAGTTGAGTTGATAGGTGAGTGGAAGACTGTCGTGCATAACGATACGGCGGCTAGAGAGAGAGCTAAAGAGGCTATTGTTGGCGCTGACCAACACTATGCAATGCTTATTAAAGAAGCCTGGAAAACAGTAGAAGATGCTGATCAGGCTGGGCAGCTTAGCGTTAAATCTGGAGCATTAAAATTAATTGCAGATATTGAAGGAAAGCGTATTGGCATGCTTCAAGAGGTAGGCTTGCTGGATAACGCAGAACTTGCAACACAAATAGCAGAAACTGAGCGCAAGCAAGATATCCTCGTAAAAATTTTAAAAGAAGTTACAGCCTCTTGCCCAAAATGTAAGATGGATGTTGCTAAAAGACTTTCTCAAATTACTGGAATTGTAGAATCTGTTGTATTAAATGAAGAAGAGGCTAATGTACTGTGAGCATGTGTATAAGGAAATGGATACAGATCTGTGTCCACTATGTAGCATGCCCACACACAGAATAGACTGGAAAGAAGTTGCTAAGCTTCATAAAGAATGGATAGATAGTGGTAAGGCTACTCCTCAAGGATGGTGGTCAATTTAATGGATCTTAATTTTGACGATTTAATTGATATTCTAGACGGAGAAGAGTTTGATGAGCGTCCAGTGGACCTTCGTACATTTGTTACTAGCCCAGACTATCTTGGACTGCCACCGCTTTCAGATTATCAGTATACGCTAATTGAAAAGTCTTCTCAGGTTTATAAAGAGTCAACTCTAATAAAATTATTTGGAGAAGAAGAAGGCAAGAGAACATATAAGCAGACTGCCAACGAAGTTGTAGCACAACTTGGAAAGGGCTCTGGAAAAGATTATTGTTCTACAATATCTGTGGCATATATCGTATATTTATTGCTATGCCTAAAGGATCCAGCACATTATTATGGAAAGCCTCCTGGAGACTCTATTGATATCATCAATATTGCTATTAACGCACAGCAGGCAAGCAACGTTTTCTTTAAAGGATTCAGAACTAGAATAGATAAATCGCCTTGGTTTATAGGAAAGTATTCAGAAAAAGCTTCTGAAATTAAATTTAATAAGAATATTACAGTTCATTCAGGTCACTCAGAGCGTGAAGCTTGGGAAGGATATAACGTAATTGTTGTTATCCTAGACGAAATTTCTGGTTTTAGTATTGAGAATACAACTGGGCATGAGCAAGCAAAAACTGGTAGCGCTATTTATGAGATGTATAGGGCTTCGGTAGACTCTCGTTTTCCAGACTATGGTAAAGTAATTCTTCTTTCATTCCCTAGATATAAGAATGATTATATCCAACAAAGATACGACGACGTTATTGCTGAAAAAGAAACTGTTATTAGGTCACATCATTTTAAGCTGGATACAGATTTGCCAGACGGAACGGAAGGCAATGAGTTTGATATTGAGTGGGAAGAAGATCATATTGTTTCTTATAAGTATCCAAGGATGTACGCTCTTAAAAGACCAACTTGGGAAATTAATCCAACACGAAGTATAGATGATTTTAAAGTAGCATTTTATAAAAATGCTCCAGACGCACTAGGAAGATTTGCTTGTATGCCAGCAGAAGCAATCGATGCATTTTTTAAATCAAGAGAGAAGATTGAAAAAGCATTTAGCAATATGGCTTTAGCCGTAGATGAATTCGGTAGGTTTGAAGAGTGGTTTGCCCCAGACCCAGATAAAGAATATTTTATTCACGTTGACCTAGCTCAAAAACATGACCATTGTGCTGTTGCAATGTCTCACGTTCAAAAATGGGTTAACGTAAAGGTTACAGATACTTATTCTCAGCCAGCTCCTATAGTTGAAGTAGATGTTGTAAGATACTGGACCCCTACCGCAGACAAATCGGTTGATTTTACAGAGGTTAAAGACTATATCCTGTCTCTTAGAACCAAGGGATTTAAAATACGTGTTTGTACATTTGATAGATGGAATTCTCATGATATGATGCAACAATTAAAAGCATATGGAATTAGTACAGAAACACTTTCTGTAGCAAAAAGACATTACGACGACATGGCCATGGTTGTTGCTGAAGACAGGCTGTCTGGTCCAGCAATAAAATTATTAATAGATGAATTATTACAATTAAAAATTATGAGGGATAGAGTTGATCACCCAAGAAAAGGGTCTAAAGACTTAGCAGATGCTGTTTGTGGATCAATATATAATGCTATAAGTAGAAGCAAGCTAGAAAATAATGATGAAATAAGCATACATACTTATGATTCTTTAAAGTGGGATAGAGAAGAAGAGGACACTATAGTTACTAATATGATAAGGGCTCCAAGAATGCCTAAAGATTTATCAGACGTTTTAGACGGAATGGAAATAGTATGAGTATATATCAAGAAAAAGCTAAAGAATGTAAATGCTGTGGAAAACATGTACCTCTACCAACAGTTTTAAAAGAGTATAATGGTATTCAGGTCTGCCCAACGACGTTTGCGAATATAATAGAATATAAAAGAATATGGAAGTCTTTGGGGTCTAGACCTATGGGCAATATTAGAAAACATTTTTCTGAATATGTCCAGCAAATGGTTGAAGAAACCATTGACAAAAATGAAGACGGCACGTTACAATAGGTACTTGGCAACAGTAGCCAAGTTGGTTAAGGCCCCGAACTCATAATTCGGCTATCGTAGGTTCAAGTCCTACCTGTTGCACAGAGGAGACATTATGTATGAAGAGGAAGAAGAGGACGACATGAAACTAGCACACTATTTAGAAATAGGAGCCGTTTCGCTTGAAGGCGTAGATGAAAATGGTGAAATGATATTTTCAATTAGCGAAAATGCAAAAGAATTAGCTCCAGAGTTATGGCAGGCACATGTAGAATATGTTGATTCTGCTATGATTAAATTGTATGAGGAGGGCTTGATGGAAGTTGAGTACGACGAAAACCTTGAAGCAACTCTTCACCTAAGTCCAGAAGGACAAAAAGTAGCAAAGGAAATGGGTCTTATAGAAATGGATATTAATGAGATCCCTAACGATTAGGAGATAAAAATGCCTTGGGAAATTAAAAGAAATGCAGCTGGTTGCAAAGGTTACGCTGTTGTAAAGCAGGGTACTGGTGAATTGGTAGGATGCCACGCTGGAGAAAGCGCAGCACAGGCTCAGCTAAGGGCTCTTTATGCGTCTGAAGCAGATTCAGAAAAAAATAATAATAAGAAAAAGATACTTTAATCTTTTTTCGGGTTGTGATATAATTATATCAGGATGCCCATAGGGGGTCCTATATTAACTTATTCGCTTGAAGGAGGAATAAAATGGTAACAACATTTACAACTAACGGATCGCTTTGGAATAACCTTCTGAATGATCCATTTTTTATTGGCTTTGGCCCAAACGTACAAACATGGTCTAACGTAACTAGACAAGAAAGCTACCCACCTTATAATGTAATTAAGGTAAATGATGAAACATACAGAGTTGATTTAGCTTTAGCTGGATTCGACAAAAAGGATGTTGACATTACGGTAGATAACGGTACCCTAATTGTTAAGGGTGAAATTTCAACTGAAGAATCTGGCGAGGCTCTACATAAAGGAATCGCTACACGTAAATTCACACGATCCTTTGCATTGGGTGAATTCATGGAAGTTACTTCAGCAGATTTCAAAAATGGTATGTTGGGAATTACTGTTGAACGCATTGTTCCAGAAGAAAAAAAGCCAAAAGCTATCAAAATCAAATAAATAGTATAATAGTAGTCTGCACCCCGTCACTGGGGAGTCGCAGATTACATGCGGGCCGCTACCCGCAGGATCCACCTGAGCAAGTGGCTAAACTGCTCCTTAACATTTAGGAGATATGTGCCAAACTATGACTATAAGTGTGTTATATGTGAACACACAAAAGAAATTAATAAATCAATTAGCGAATCAAATAATGTAGAGCTATGTGAAAAATGCGGAGCAGCAATGATCAAACAGTTTGGTACATTTGGAATTCAGTTTAAAGGTTCTGGCTTTTACAAAACAGATAACGCTAAGTAAATTTAGATTTCATCTTTAGTTAACCAAAATAGGTAGCCTCATATTATATAGTACTGTAGACTGTTATTGTACTAGGAGGTACTATGAGATTTAAAATTTTTGGTTTAATGCTAGCAATAACTGTTAGCCTTTTTTATGTACCATCGGCAAATGCCGATAGCTTAACTGCTGGAGGATCTACATTCTCAGGAAACTTTGTTGATAGATGTAGAATTCTTTATGCTAAAGAAACTGGAAATACCATTACATACGCACCAATAGGTTCTGGTGCTGGAAGAAATGCTTTCTATAATAACTTATTCGATTTTGCAATAACAGATACGCCATATCCTGGATCTGAGAATAAGCCATCAAAAGAATTTTTATATGTCCCCCTGGTTGCTGGTCCAATAGCTGTAACATATAGACTAGACGGCTATCCAATACGAATAAGGCTAACAAAAGCAGTTTTAGCTAAAATATTTGCTGGCAAGATTACGGTATGGAATGACCCAGAAGTCAAAGCTTTAAATGTAGGTAAGATTCCATCTACAAAAATAACTGTAGTCTATCGTCAGGATGGATCTGGTACCTCAGAGGTATTTACGTCATACTTAAATTCAGTTGCCCCAACAATCTGGACTAAGCCAGGTAATAAAGCATTTTCTCAGGCATTCCCAGGGATACTTGGACCATACTATCAGGGCGTTAGTGGATCTACTCAAATATCATTTTTACAGGCTACAACAAATGGTTCTATATCCTACAATGAAATATCTTATGCTAAAAATTTAAAAACTGCTATGATAGAAAATGAAGCTAAAAGATTTATGGCTCCTACGTCTTCTGCAGCATCGGTATTTTTATCAAGTTCTAAGTTTAATCAGGATGGCACTGCAGTTTTGAACTATAAAAATCCTTCACCCTTAGCATACAACATTTCAACTTTTGCTTATGGGCTTGCTTATAAAACAACAAAACCTTCCGTAAAAGAGTTTTTTAACTTTGCTTTAACAAAGTGTAATAAGGTAGATGGATATGCTTCAATTACTGGCAATGCTCTTAAGACAGCAAAAACGCAGGTTTCAAAACTTAATTAGTATCACCTCAATGATATAATTAACTTGTTATAAAAGTTATAACGAGGAGTTATTAGTTGACTAGGACTAAACTATGGAGATTAACATTAACAGCCATTTTAGGGTTTGGTTGGCTATTTCTCACACCTGCTTATAGCGATGACCCATTAAGTTTAGCCGCTCAAGAAATACAAGAGCTTAATGAAAAGGTTGGAAATCTAACAGAAGAGGCTGAAACTCAAGCCCTCATAGATATAGCAGAAGATAAATATGATGATGCGGTGGCCGCAAAAGAGGCTAGAGATGATGCATATGATGCATATGATGCGGCGGTGGCAGCAGAGGCAACAGCATTACAAGAAAAGAATACAGCCCAATCAGCAGTAGATGGGCAAACGGTAACAGTTGCTACAGCCCTAGAAGATAAAAACGATGCTCAAGATGTATTAGATATAGCAAACATAAATCTACAAACAACGCAATCTACTGTTCAATCCGCTGGCAATCAGGGACTACAATATACCGTCTATCATCTTGCAAGAGGGTGGAATGGTGTAGCAATACCAGATTCAGTAATATGTACTGGAGTGTGGAATTCAAATTCAATGCAGCCGCCAGTGTGCGGTTATTATGAAGACTTTATAGTTAAATTTACTGGAAAGATTACGGTTCCTTCTCATTGGACCACCACATATTTTGCTGGATATACAGATGATGGATTTAGAATGTATGTAGACGGACAGCTTGCAATTGATGAATGGGTAGAAAAAGGATCATCCTGGAGTGAATATTCTCCAGTTTATAACGTAAGCCAAGACAAAACATTAGATGTAGAAATATGGTGGTATAACGGTGGAGGGCCAGGTTATTATCATCTTGGATGGGCAATTCCTGGGGGCTGGACAGGAGCAGGATGTGATTATACTGGAGGATGGGGTGTAGGATTTAGTTGTAATCTAAATACATTTTCTTATGGTGTAGGTGCAACACAATCACAAATTGATGCATACAATGCAGCAGTAACTGCACAGGCAGCGGCACAAACAGATTATAATAATAAGCTTGCTATATATAATAATCAGAATGCAAGCCTAACAACATTAAATCAAAACCTAACAACGGCTATACAAAATCTAACAATAGCCCAGCAAAACCTCACAAATACTTTAGATTCTAAAGAGAATACGCAGACAGTTTATGATCAATCTATTATTGATTTAAATAATGCAATAGATGATGCATGGGAACTATATAATGAAACTTGGCAATTTGAAGAAAAACAAAGGATTTCTGCAGCAATAGCTACTGCTATGGCTAATCAGCCTCAACCAACACCAGATGCAACAGTTGATCCTACTCCTGAGCCATCTCCTGAGCCATCTCCTGAGCAAACGTTACCAGACGATCCCACTCCAACTCCAGAGCCTGAAACCACAGATGAACCGACGCCAGATCCAACCCCTGAGCCAGAGCCCACTGTTGAGCCTTCACCAGAGCCTTCACCTCAGCCATCGGATATAGATCAAGAGCCAACTCCTGAACCAGAGCCAGCTCCTGTTGAACCTTCTGAAGAACCATCCACCAATACTATCACAGAAGAGACAGCAAACCTAATTGCAGATTTAACAAGTAAAGATACATTAACTAAATTAACTCCAGAACAAAAGGCGGCGGTTGCAGAAGGCCTTGGAATTAGAGCATCAGAAATAGCAAAGGTTGCAGCATTAGCCGCTACCGATAAAAACTTAGCAACAGCCTTACAAGAATTTGGTGATAGAATTAAAGAGAACGCTAGTGCTCCAATGCCATATACATTAGCAGATGCAACAACAGAGGTTGCCACAGAAGCATTTTTATCAGACCCAATTGG